ATTAACTAATAAAAATTGGACAGATAACTGTCTTGATCTTTTTACAAAAAGGTTTTATAATTATGAGAACAACAACGAATCAATAATACCATTGTGTATGATAGGTAACAAAGGATTATATATAAAAGCTGACGGAAAATTTTATCCTTGTTGTTGGACAGCTTTAAGATATCCACATAATATGAACGTTTTTAACTATATTAATATGACACAAACTTTAGGAGAAATAATGGACGATCCTATGTGGAAAAAATTATTTACAGATTTAATATTTGGAGAAGGTCCACGTGAATGTGGTGAAAAATGTTCAGCAAAAAAATGGAATTTAGCTCATGCAACTAGTTGGTAAGAAAAGAAAAAAGAAATTAGAGTATTGGAAAGCAATAGATATGGTTCCTGCAACTTGTGGATACGAAAAACGATTCAAATTTGATATAGATATGCATTCAAACGGAATAATGGGTGATTGCATTCAATGGTGTGTTAATAATTGTAAAGGTAAGTGGGGTTGGTGGTTCGACCAAGGGCACGATTATAATCCATTACATCATAATTGGGAAGAACAAAATAGTTATATGAGTTTTGAGATTAAAAAAGAAGCTACCGCATTTTTTTTAGCTTCTGGATTGGCTAATATGGGGGATCATAACAGATAAATATTGATATGAAAATGTTTGACATCACAGATAAAGCAAAAACACAAATGGAAGGATTACTATCTAAGAATCCTGGCAAATACGCAGTTAGCCTAATGGTTAAAGGTGGAGGTTGTGCTGGTTTCAAATACGATTGGGGATTTACTAACAAAGACGCAATTGGCAAGGATGATATTCTTGAAGATTGGGGTACAGGACGATTTGTTGTTGATGAATCAAGTTTGTTATATGTAACAGGCACTCAAATAGATTATAAAGAAGAAGTTTTTGGTTCTCAATTCGAAATTACAAATCCTAATTCCAAATCAAGCTGTGGATGTGGGGACAGTTTTGGTGTCTAATGGACACAACATTCATAATAGGTAACGGCGAGTCAAGAAACATATTTCCAATACAACATTTAAAAAACAAAGGTATAATATATGGATGTAATGCCATATACAGAGATTATCCTGAACTGTGTGATCATATTGTAGCAGTCAATCTTCCTATGTATGAAGAATTAACAGACTGGCATACTAAAACTAACTCTAAAATAAAAATTCATGGGCCTGAAGATATCAGTCAATGGAATTACGTTCTTCCTGACGACATAAAAACTAAAGTTCCGCATGGTTTAAAATTATATCGTATATGGAGAGGTGGAAATTATAAAAAACACAATATTACAACGTTAGATTTTTCCGAAGCTCGTGGTACTGGATGTTCTGCTATTTTGCTTGCCGCAGAATCGGGTATTAAAAATATTGTAATATTAGCATTTGATATTATGGGTTCAAAACAATGGGAATTCCAAGCAAGAGGTGAAATTAGTAGAGACCAAAATAACATTTATAAAAATACTAACAATTATCCTAGTCGACTCAGTATGAAAGCATATCTCAAGTACGAATGGATGTATCAAATGAGACAAATTATAAAAAAATTCCCTGACACTAATTTTTACTTTATTAATCGACTTGAATATATTCGAATGAACCCTTTTCTTAGATGGTATTTTAATCTAGAAAATATTAAAGTTGGTATATATGCAGATTTAAAAAGATGGATTGAAAATGAACGAAATAATATTAATTGGTTGTTATTATAATCGTTGCGTCGAACTAGCATCTATTCTATAAATTTTTCTCATTTTAATACCTATTTTTTGTGCGAACTTTTTTGTATCACAATAAGAACAAACGTGTTTATAGTTATTAGTTGCTCTTTCTGGGTCTATTTTGGCCCTGGCTCGTAAGAACGTACTTCCACATGAATCACACTTGAATACATATATGGTATTTTTTCTATGAAACGTATGATATACGCCTAATTTACTTTGACGTTCATATAATCTCATCGTTTTCAACGTTTCTATGAACATATAACTATTTAATAAATATGTACAACACATTATGACAAGAATTATTATAGATACAGGAACAGAAGGAAATTCAGCAACTGGCGATACTTTACGTACCGCTATGACCAAGATCAATACGAATTTTGAAGATGTATATACAGTAGTTGGAGATCCCTCTACTGGTCTTTTAACAAATTCAACAACAAACGGTGATATTAAAGTACAACCAAACGGAACAGGTATTGTTGAAATAGATCAACTACAAATAACTGACTCGGCAATAACGCCATTGATAACAAATGGTGATCTTACACTTACAGCAAATGGTACTGGTGATATTGTGTTAGGTGATGTTACTGTATCAGATAATAAAGTATCAACAAATGCCTCAAATGCAAATTTACAATTAGATGCGGCAGGTAATGGAGCAATTGAAATAATTCCTATTATTATTAAAATGGCAAATTTACCTACTTCTGACCCTAGTTCCGCGGGTCAATTATGGAACGACTCAAACACACTTAAAGTAAGTGCAGGATAATAAACAATGGCACAGACAACGATAAACGTAGGTGTTGTAGCAAATGATGGTACCGGTGATGGAATCAGACTTGCAGGAACATCTATTAATACAAATTTTACAGAATTATTTAATAGACCTTCGGTTCTTTCTCATATAGCTTTTGATGGCAATAATATAACATCTACATTAAGTAATGCTGATATTGTTTTAGGTACAGTTGGTACTGGTAATGTTGATTTTTCAAACTTACTAATCGAAGACAACATATATCTTACAAATAACGAAATTAAAACAACTCAATCAAATTCAAATTTAGAATTATCAGGAAGTAGTAGTGGATCTGTTAATATAACATCTTCAGCCACAGTATTAGGAGTTACAACAACCGGTAATGTTAATCACTCAGGACACGAAACAGTTACAGGACAAGTAGACGTTGATGGCATAACAATCAAAGATAATACTATTGCTACAAATTCTTCAAATGCCGACCTAGTAATTTCAGCAAGTAGCAGTGGTGTTGTTAAAATTGATGATATAGATATTGGTGGAGGAGAAATAGATAATACAGTTATTGGAGCCAACACAGCAGTTGCAGGAACATTTACTACACTATTTGCAACAACATTATCATCATCAGGAGTTACTATAACTGATAATGAAATATCTGCAACTCAATCAAACGATAATTTAGAATTATCAGGAAGTAGTAGTGGTGCTACTACAATTAGTGGATTATCATATCCAACAGTTAATGGTACTACGAATTATGTTTTAAAAACAAACGGAAATAGTACATTATCCTGGACTTCTTCACCTATAATATTATCTAATTCATTAATTACTGATGGAACTGCAACAATAAGTTCATCTAGTGTGACAGCTATAGACAGTTTCACTGCCGCAACATATAGAAGTGCAAAATATAATATACAAGTAGTTGACGCAACCAATAGTAGATATGAAATAATAGAAGCTAACATAACTCATGATGGTTCTAATGCCTATGTTTCAACATTTGGTCGAACAACCAATTATAGTGAAGATTTAATAAATTTATCTGCTGACATAAACAGTGGTTCAGTCAGATTATTAGGCACAATAAATAATAGTAGCAGTCACGTTATAAAATTTGTAAGAAGGATAATAAACATATAATGGCACAACTAACATTAGACGTAGGATCAAACGCAAACGACGGTACAGGCGATACACTTCGTGACGCAATGGTTAAAGTGAATACAAATTTCACTGAATTATTTTCATCACCTTTAATTGCCAGCGGAGTAACAGTTAGTGGTAATGAAATTCGTTCCAATCGTAGTAATGATGATCTTAAATTCATACCAAGTGGTACTGGAAATGTTATTATTGAAACTGGAACTGGACTTACAGTAGATTCAAATATAAGCATTAATGATAACACAATAAAAACCACTGTTACAAATTCAAATTTAGAATTATCAGGAAGTGGTACAGGTGTTGTTGACATTTTATCAGCTTTAACAACAGCTTCAGTTACGGCAGTAGGTGATTGGGCAGTAACCGGTACACATACTATTGAAGGAATATTAGATGTTGATTATGTAAGAATTAAAGATAACGTAATAACAACAAATGCCTCAAATGCCGACCTAGTAATTTCAGCAAGTAGCAGTGGTGTTGTTAAAATTGATGATATAGATATTGGTGGCGGTGCAATTGATAACGCTATTGTCGGAGGTACAACTCCTTTAGCAGGAACATTTACTACATTAACTGGAAATACATCAATAACAATTGATAGTAATATAATGATTTCAGATAATCAAGTTAAAACAACTGCATCAAATTCAAATTTAGAGTTATCTGCAAGTGGTTCAGGAAAGGTATCAATAAATGGACTTCTTTATCCAAATGCAGACGGATCTGCAAATCAAGTATTATCAACTAATGGTGCAGGAACTTTATCTTTCGCAACAGCTGGTGCAACTTTATCTCATTCAGATATTGCAGATGGAACTACAACTGTGGCAACTTCAACAACCACGGCTATCGATACTTTTGTTCATGCAACATATCGAAGTGCAAAATATTTTATATCTATTTCTGATTCTACAAATACTAGATTCGAAATAGTAGAAGCAAATGTAACTCATGATGGATCTAATGCCTTTGTTTCAACTTTTGGTAGAACAACAAATTATACTGGTGATTTAGCAACATTTTCGGCGGCAATAGCTGGTTCTAACGTAGAACTTAGAGTAACTAATACGTCTGCAGATTCTACAATATTTAAATTTCAAAAAACTACAATCGACGTATAAAATTACATTCGGTTCTTAGAATTTCTAATAAATAATCATATTAGGAGAATTAAAACATGGCAAAACAATCAATTAGCATAGGTTCATCAGCAAATGACGGCACAGGTGATCCATTAAGAACAGCATTTACAAAAATAAACGCAAACTTTACAGAATTATATGGTTCGGACGACGACGCAACGAACTTTGTACTAGAAGATACATCACCCCAATTAGGTGGTAATCTAGACATAAACGGATTTAATATTACATCAACTAGAACAAACGAAAATATTAGAGTTATTCCAGCTGGAACAGGTACAGTTGAACTTGAAGCAAATACTAATGTTACAGGAAATTTAACTGCAACTGGAGACATTGTAGCAAACGGAAACATCAACCTAGGTAATTCGGCAGGTGACCAAACAAAAGTTGTTGGTGTTTTTGAAGCAGACCAATTACAAATAGATGGTACAACATTAACAAGCACAGTTACAAACGGATCTGTTACAATTACAGGAAACGGTAGTGGTGGAGTTAACGTTGACAACTTAACTTTTAACGATAACACAATTTCATCTGCCTCAAACGCAGATATTAATTTAAATCCAGGCGGAACTGGAAATATAATCGCAGGTGCAGTAACAATCAATGGTACAACTTTAAGTGCGTCGGATTCATCTAAAATTACAGTAGCAGAAGCATTAGATGTAACTGGTGCGGCAACTTTAGGAACAAGTGTAACATTGGCAACAGGTGCAACTGTAACAGGTATCTTAGATGAAGATGCTATGGGAACAAATTCAGCAACACAACTTGCTACACAACAATCAATCAAAGCATATGCAGACTT